GAGGCACTCAACCAACAGCAGGTTGCTCTGAAAGAGAGGATCCCTGAATGGCAGAACGAGGAAACCGCTACCAAGGAAAAGGCGGAGATTCGTCGTTTTGGTTTGGCCATGGGTTTCACGGAAAACGAACTGGCTCAGATTTATGATTCCAGGGCAGTTCAGGTTCTCCGAGATGCCATGCGATATAACCAACTCCAGACCAAAAGGGGGAAGGTAAGACAGGCACCTCAAGGCAAGTCCTTGGCACCTGGAACACCAACTCCAGGGGAACCCCAGCAACTTCGCAAAGGCAAAGCAATGAAACGATTAGCAGAGACTGGGCACATTAAAGATGCTCAGGCAGTTTTTGAACAAATTTTAGGAACGTAAAGGAGGCCGAAATGGCAGCTATTACAAATACATTTATCACATCGGATGCGGTTGGAAATCGAGAGGATTTGCAAAATGCGATCTACTCAATTGCCCCCTTTGATACTCCTTTTATGAGTGCCATCGGACGTGAAAACGTCGATGGAGTTACTCATGAATGGCAGACAGATAGCCTCGCAGCAGCAGCATCAAATGCCCATAACGAGGGTTTTGATGTCAGTAGCTTCACGGCAGTCAGTCCAACGACACGAGAATCCAACATCTGCCAGATCAGCATGAAGGATGTGATCGTGTCAGAGACCCAGAACGTGGTCAACAAGGCAGGACGAACCTCTGAGGTGGCCTATCAGGTTGCGAAGAACTCCAAGGAACTGAAAAGGGACATGGAATTTATTGTGACCCAGAACCAGACTCCTGTTCTAACAGGTGCCCGGAAGATGAAGTCCTTGGAAGGTTGGCTCAGAACCAACACCTCCAGAGGAACTGGGACCACTACCGGAACGGATCCGAGTACGGCCACCACTGCAACCGCAGGGGATGCTGGTGCATCTGATCTGAGAACCTTCACTGAGACCATCCTCAAGGATGTCATTCAGAAAGTTTATTCAAGCGGCGGAGATCCATCAGTCCTGATGGTTGGCCCTGTCAACAAGCAGAGAGTTTCTGGATTCACCGGAAGATCCTCTGCCCGTGAGATTGTCCAGGTTGGAAACATTCAGGGAGCAGCCTCCTTGTATGCCTCCGATTTCGGTGATCTTTCCGTAATCCCCAACCGATTCAGCCGGGAGCGGTCTGCTTTCGTTCTCGATCCTGAATTTGCAGCCATTGGTTTCCTGAGAGATTTCTCTCTGGTGGAACTGGCCAAGACCGGGGATGCCGAGAAGAGAATGCTCAGTGTTGAGTATACTCTGGTGATGAGGAACGAAGCAGCCCACGGGGTTGCAGCCGACCTCGTGACTAGCTAATGAGTCTTGACCGACTCCTAGAATGGAATGCCTCCTCCGCTATGGCGGAGGGGTTCCATGTGACTCCTGAGGGAGATCACATCATCTCGGAGACCCAGAACGTGGACCATATCCTTAAAGCAGCCAAGGATGTTTCTGAGATGACACCCTCCAAAGACTTGAGACATGTGGCCTATATTCCAGAAGCAGTGTGGAATAAGGCCTACCGAGAAGGATGGGTGCATGATAAGAAGAAATGGAAAGAGTGGGCTAACAACCCCGACAACAAAATGTTTAGGACATGGCCCGGAAGAATTTGAAGCAGGCAGTTTGGAATCTGAAAATAGCAGTTTGTGTACCCTCGACAGGGACCTGGAATGCCCACACTGCGGAGTGCATCTCGAACATGATTTCCTGCTTCGACCAAGCAGAATATGGAGGAGGAACGAAGGAAGTTCGTTTGTTCGGGGTATGCAGTTCAATCCTTCCAGACTCCAGGCATCGATTGGTGGCGCAAGCTCATGGATGGGGGGCAACCCATATGCTCTTCATCGATTCCGACATGATCGTGCCATGGGATACGATACAGGCCTTTCTGAAGCATAACGTGCCAGTCGTAGCAGCAAACTGTGTCAGAAGGAGATTCCCGACCTACCCGACTGCCTATGCAAAGGACAAAAGATATATTTACTCCAGAGAGGAGTCCACAGGCCTTGAGGAAGTGGACCAGGTTGGTTGTGCCGTGATGATGATCGACATGAGACTGTTTGATCACGAGAAGATGGACCTCCCCTGGTTTGCCTTCATGCCTGATCCCAATAATGTGCCGGGATCCATTGGTGAGGATGTCTATTTTTGCAGGAAGATCAAGGAAGCAGGATTGCCGATTTACATCGACCATGACGTGTCCAAGTCAGTCAAACATATGGGAGACTTGGCTTACTCCATGGACCATGCTCTGACCTTTGAGGATCACTACATTGAGCAGGACAAAAAATACCATCATCCGGTGACGATAGAGGATCCGAATCCGAAGGAAAGCATGATCTTCATGCCTGTCGAGGATACCAAACAGGCAGAGAACAACATGCGCTCCCATTACTGGAATGGAGTGGCTATCACGAATAAGAAAATCGATGCACCTGATGGGTGGGAAACAACCGACAATCTTGATGTGGTGGCCCTCTATCCAGGCCTGAAGCACTACCTAATCACCACAGATGATTTTGTGCCTGGATTGGACTGGGCGAAAAGAATGGCCCAACGATGTGGACCTTGGGACGTGTTCTATGGACCTGACCAAGTATTCGACGAAAAACTTCCGACCCATCCCTGCATTGGAGGAGAATTGGTCAAGCATGTCGGATCCCTTTTCCTAGAAAACAAATGGTTTTGGTCGAATGCTTGGTACGACATAGGGACTGAACTGGGCACTCTCAAATACTTTGGAGATGGATGGGGAGACTGGCAACTGAAAGATCGGAAGGTCGGAGAGAATGAAGGACAGGCTTATATCAAATGGAAGGATAATGAGTTCGAGCCTCTGATCAAAAAGCTCAAGGCCCGGATGGAAGAGTACCAAGCACCTGCGAAAAAGGCAGCCTGATGGCCATATCAAACTACGCAAATCTTAAGGCTTCAATCGGTGATTTTCTGAACCGATCTGATCTGGCCACAGACCAGTCTGATGGTTCTACTGTCATTGAGAAGTTTATCGAGTTGGCTGAGGCAGAGTTCAACCGGAGGCTTAGACTGAGATCGATGGTAACAAGATCCACCATATCAGTCTCTGGTCAGTACACAGACCTTTCTTCTGCCCTGACTGATTATCTGGAACTGAAGAACATCACCTTGGAACCAACCTCAGGAGGCCCGATTGTTCTGGAGTTCAAAACTCCCCAGGCTATGGATGAGTTTAGATTCCAAAGAGCAGGGGCCACTGGGAGGCCTATCTGCTATGGATTAATTGGACTGGAGTTGGAACTCGGCCCGGTGCCTGATGCGACTTACTCGGTAGAAATTACTTATTACAAAAAGATTCAAGCACTCTCCGATTCTAACACCACTAATTTTCTCCTGACCAGTCACCCGGATCTCTACCTTTATGGATCCCTGGTTCACTCTGCACCTTACCTGATTGATGACCCCAGGATTGCAGTGTGGAAGGCCTTGACTGAGGAGAGGATGCAGCAGTTGGTGATCTATGATGAAAGAGGCGAAAATCCAGGCACGGCACTCAATATGAGCATTAAAAGGCCATACTTCTCAGGTGCCGTGAGTAACCCTATTTATTACCGATAATATGGCTTCAAATACCTCTGATTTTTTCACGTTTTCCAAGACTGCAGGAACTGCGAAAAATCTCCAAAAACCAACAGATGGCGGAGATAATAATTTATGGGGCGGATTCATAAATGTGGATCTCGATACCATCGTGGGAGCAGTGAATGCAACCTCAGACCTCATAGCAGATGCCAATCAAAATGAACTGGTGGATTTCACGGCTACCGGGTCTGCCGTCAATCATGTTGGGATCACCAATGCTGCGACCGGAAACGGACCTACCATTGAGGCCAAGGGGGATGACACCAACATTGATCTGAATGTTTCAGGTAAAGGAACAGGGGTTTTTAAATCTACAAATGCAGATTTTACAACTCCAAAACTAACAAATGCAAAAGTCATCACTGGAATCAATGACACCAATGGGAATGAGTTGGTCAAAGTGACTGCCACAGGGTCTGCAGTTAATGAAATCACAGTAGCCAATGCAGCCACTGGTAACCCTCCAGAGATACAGGCCACTGGAGGAGACACAAATATATCTTTGAAACTCACACCAAAAGGAAATGGAGGAGTGAGTGCCGGATCAATAACACACGCAACTTTACCAGCAGGGATGATCGCACCTTTTGCTATGTCTTCGGTGCCATCTGGTTGGTTGGTTTGTGATGGTTCCACCTATAATTCTGTCTCAAATACTGAGTACGCTGCACTATTTTCAGCAATAGGAACTACATGGGGAGGAACTGGAGCTTCTAGTTTTAAAGTTCCAGATCTTGAAGGTGCTTTTTTAAGGGGCACTGGTTCACATGGGTCTAGCACTATGGCAGACGGGAACGCTTTTGCTGGACCAAATGTTGGTAGTTTTGAGAATGATCAGATGCAGGGGCATCAGCACGATATTGCTGGTAATACTGGAACTGGTAGGGCAGCGAATGCTGCCTCTGCAGCAGGTAGTTTTTTGGCAGGTGAAGCATCCGATACAAGCTATATGTATAGAAACGATTCAAACGGTAGTTTCACATCAATGGTTGGAGACCCAGTTGCTGATTCAAGTAATGGAACTCCAAGAACAGGTGACGAAACCAGACCTTTCAATGCTGGTGTAAAATACTGTATTAAATTTTGATGCCTTATTTTTACAAAACTAATCACATCAGCAGGGATTCTGCTCCTCATCAGTTTGACCTATCTTCAGGCAGTCAGATCCTTAGTGGATTCAGACTCTTTGGAGTGCATGGCTACGGCAATATATTGGGAGTCAAAAAGTGAAAGCACGGCAGGGCAGATCGCAGTCGGGCAGACAATCCTCAACCGGACCCAGCATTCACGCTTTCCAGACTCCGTCTGTGGAGTGGTTAAGGAGGGGAAGCATATCCAAGGTCTCCCAATTAAGGACAGGTGCCAGTTCAGTTTCTACTGTGATGGGAGGTCAGACGTTCCCAGGGAACCGAAGGCCTTTCAGAAAGCACTGAGGTTATCAGAATGGCTTCTTCTAACAAAAGACTGGATTCCAGACCTGACAGACGGGGCACTGTATTATCACGCATCCTGGATGGAAATATGGCCAAGATGGGCGCAAGAAAAGCGGAGACTTTTGCAAATAGATTCGCATGTTTTCTACCAGTGATTTTGATGCCTTTTGCAGTGTATGCGACTGGCCACCACAATCCGGTAGATCCTCAGTTTCATCAGTTCCAGGCAGTTCAGACTCCTGCACCGACGGCAGGCAATGTGACCGATATGCTGGTCAATATATTCCTGGAGCAGGGAGTTTTGGGGGCCATGCTAATTGTTCTGGGAATCTACTTTTACAAGATGGAGGGGCAAGCCAGACAAGACAGGCTAAAACTCCAGGAAAAGTTTGAATCTCTGGTCACTCGAAACCAAGACAACCTGATTGAGGTCAAGACTCATTTGGCCAGTCTTGATGCCAGAATGGGAAACCTTGAGAGAGAAACAGAGGGGTTGAAGGATTTTATATTCACCAAAATGAAAGCATGAAAAAGTGGCTGAAACGATTGAAAAAATTACTCGGACGGATCCTCCCCAGAAAAAAAACGGAAACGGGATCTCTGTAACTGACAAAATTCAGCTTTCAAGAGCCAGGTTTCGGTTCTTGCTGGCCATTCTAATTTTGACAGTTTACTCAGCAACAATTTATTTCCTCTTTGTTCACCAGGGGGAGATGAATGACAAGGTTTCTAGCCTGATGCAGGTGATGATTGGGGCCTTGACAGTCATTCTCTCACAACTTGGGGCCTTCTATTTTGGCGATTCTTCAAGTGACATGGCGAAGAGTGAAGATTCTGAAAATAAAGGTCCTACTCAATTTGAACAACGTGTGGACATCACCGCACCCAACCAAGAAAAGGAAGTCTAATGGCACCAATTCTCAGCATGTTAGCAAACACCCTGTTTTCTATCGCAGCCGACAAAATGCAGTCAGCAGCAAAGGACCACATCATGAAGGCCATTGATGAGAACCTGGATGATGATGCCAAAAAGGTCCTGGATGCAGCCATCAGTGATGACAAGGGACATAATAAAAACTCTCTCTCCGATCTGCTTGGATGAAAATCTCGGATCACTTCCGAAAACAGGAGTTTGAGAAGAGTCAGACGGCAATCCGCCTGGGTATCTCCAACACAGTCACCGAGCCTGAACTTATGGCCAACATGGTGGCCTTGGCTGCCAATGTTTTGGAACCTCTGAGGGCCAAGTGGGGGCCTGTTTCACTGAGTTCCGGATACCGACACCCTGATCTTTCTCAGGCCTTAGGATCTAAACCGACCTCGAGCCATTGTTTCGCAGAGGCAGTCGATTGCGAAATGTTCAAGAGTCCCGGCAATAGGCCTGTTTTTGAGTGGTTTGTGAATGAATCAGGTCTCTCATGGGACCAAATAATTTTGGAACACGAAGGAGAGGATCCCTTCGATGGCTGGCTCCATATTTCTTCCAAAAGATGTCTTTCCGAAAACAGGAAGGAAGTATTGAGGGCAGTCAGGCAGGACGGCAAAACAGTCTATCTCCCAGGAATCAACTGATGGCATATCTATCTTTGGACATCCCTCCCGGTGTAGTCAGAGCCGGGTCTCAGGTTGAATCAAACGGCAGATGGAGAGATGCCAATTTGATTCGATGGCACCAGGGCAGACTGAGGCCTGTCGGAGGATGGTTTGCAGAGACTGATGCCATGACTGGGGCACCTCGGACTATTCTTACCTGGTCTACTAATAATGGGTTTGCTCAGATGTTCATTGGTACGAATAACAGACTTTACCAATGGACAGGAGGCACGGCATTGGTTGAGATCAGTGACTCTTTGACCGGAGGAGGGACTCTCAATGCTTCCATGGTCACTAATGGATCGACCCTTACATGTGCAACCGGGGGCCTTGATACCCTTCTGAACCCCCTTTCCAGATTCAAAGTCACCGGGGGATCTTCAGATGGCAAAGTTTACACTGTGGCAACTGTGGCATCTGACACTGAGATTACCATCTCAGAAACATTTGAAGCTAATGAGACCGCAACCATTACCCTAACCTTTCTCTGGACTACTGGAGCAAACCAGGGTCAGCCAAACAGTGGATATGGTGCAGGAACTTGGAACACAGGACTTTACGGCAGAGACCAAACTGATGCATCAATTGTGATTCAGGCAGGCAGATGGTCCTTGGATAATTTTGGAGAGGATGTTCTCGGAGTCTTCAGGCAGGACGGTAGGCTTTTGCATTGGGATGCCTCTGGTGCAGGCTATCCCAAAAATGGTGCCCTAGTCTCCAATGCTCCAACTGGAAATCTTGGTGTGCTTGTTACCCAGGAACGTATTGCCATGGTTTTTGGTGCAGGAGGGAATACAAGAAAAGTCGCATTTTCAGACCAAGAGGATTTTACAACCTGGGCAGAGTCTGCAACCGGAGAAGCAGGATCCTTTGAACTCCAGACCACAGGGGACATCCAGACAGGGATTAAAGTCAGAGATTCAATTCTCATGATCACAGACGAAGACTGCCATGAGATCACCTTTCAAGGCCAACCATTTATCTACGGAAGGAGAAGGATCTCCGACACTGCCGGAATAGTGGGACCTGATGCAGTTGCCCTGATTGAAAATGCAGCATACTGGATGGGTGCAGGTGCTTTCTATGTCTACAATGGCGGATACATCGAGGTGATTCAGTGTGATGTCTTGGACTACGTTTACACCGATATTGATACCAGAGTGGACTCCACCAAGTTTTCCCAGGTCGTAGCCTCAGAGAATCGTAAATATTCAGAGGTCTGGTGGTATTATGCCAGTGAGTCAGGAAACGGAGAGAATGATCGATATGTTGCTTATTCCTACCGAGAAGGATGGTGGACAGTTGGAAAGCTAGACCGGCTTTCATGGGATGAGAACAACCCCTGGGGAGACCCCTTCTCTACAGGATCCGATTATAAACTTTATCGGATGGAACAACAAAGGACTGGCACCCAAGCAAGAGGGGGAACCATTACCGATCCTGGAAACAATTACGGATCTAATGACAGGACCATGGCCTTTGGAGGAGCAAACACAACCGACACCATGGTGATCTATGCAGAAACCGGAGACATCAGGGTGGGTGATGGGTCCAAACAGATTCATGGCCAACAAGTTATCACTGACACAGACCGAGGTGATACCAAGGCCCTCCAAATGCGGTTCTTTACTTCACAGACTCCAGACGGCACCGAGACTGATCAAGGATCAAGTGCATTGACCTCCTCAGGATATTCGGATGTGAGGTTCTCTGGGAGATACATGCGCTATCGAGTAGAGGCACCCTTTGACCAGGATTTCAGGGTTGGTGATATGCAACTAAAGGCGAGAACTGGAGGAGATCGATGAAGCAGTTGCCTGTCCCTCCTCCAGAGTATTCAAAGACTCATCAGAGCAGGGTGCAGGAATCCATATATAACGCAATCAATGATGAGGTTGTCCAGAAGCTCCAGGATATTGAGTTCGATGGCAAGAGTGCCTCAGATGCGACCAGGGCCTTGTTTCTCGGCAGACTTCAATTACTCAGTCCAAACGGCACCAAGTACCAGCTTTTGGTCGATAATTCAGGAAATCTTTCCACCACTACCATATAGGCTAATATGAATATGTTTTTATCAGGACCCATGCGAAAAATCGCCAAGATGGGACGAATGGGAGACACAGAACTGGCACATGTCAACCCAGAGGAAAAAAGACTGCTCAAGGCCATGGGAGGTTCTGGGACTATGAACCCAAGGACTGGGATGCCTGAGTATTTTTTGAGAGAGGTTGTCAGTGGTATTAGCAGGGCGTTCGGTCAACCTAACCCAGAGGAAAAAATCCAGAGTGGTATGGACAATGTTGCATTAAATGTTTCCGACTCTGCCACCGAAGCAGGACAGGTAGATCCATTAGACACATCTGACGAGATGAAAGCACTTTTATTTAAAAGGTATCAGAGTGATGTTTTAGACCAACCCTATCAGAGTTTCACAGGCACCAGGTACGCAGGATTTGTTCCTGACCAAGAGCAGGCATTTACTAACATAAGATCCTTTGCTGGTGCCATGCCTGGAGGCTATCAGACTGCCACAGATACTGCCGAGGGTGAAACAAGATTTCAATCAGGGTTTAGAACGGCAGGACAGGATCAAGCAGGATTCCAAAGAGAACTGAATGCTCGGATGAACCCCTTTACTCAGGGGGTGATTAATCAACTCCAAAAGGACATTTCTGAGCAGCAACAAATGGCCTTGGGAAGGACCGGAGAACAGGCCAGGGCAGCAGGGGCCTTTGGGGGGTCTAGGCAAGGAGTGGCAGAAGCACTCACCTCAGGCAGATACGGAGATGCCTTTGCAAGAACGGCAGGCCAACTTCGTGCCGATCAGTTTAATCGAGCCATGTCAGGAGTGGATCAAGATCGAGCAAGGCAGGAACAATTCCGAGGACAGGCAGCCAAGACCCGACTTGGAGCAGGCAGGGACCTCTTGACAGGCACCCAGGCCACGGATGCTGCAACTGCCCAGAGGATTAATGCACTGGCAAGAGCAGGCAATCAGCAACAAGCACTGGAGCAAGCTCAGAAGGATTTTGCCTATCAGCAATTCCTTGAGGAACGTGATTTTGACAAGATGAATATTTTGGCAGGAGGTGGCCTTTTAGGTTCTGCACCTGGAGACTTTAGGCCTACGCCAGATCCTACATATTACGGCAGATCAGGAGGCCTCGGAGGCTTCTTCGATCTTCTTTTTGGTAGACCCCAACGATTAGCATAAAATGATTGAATACGTCCCTGCTGCCATTGCAGCATTTAATTTTCTATCTGGAATGAATGATAGCGAGCAAGCCCCTCAGCAATTTCAGCAACCCGTTTCACCAGGCAACCCTCAGGCTGCCATGCAGTTCATGCCTAAGATCTCAATGGCAACCTATAACCCCATGATGATGGATCAGGCATTGATTGAGGAGCAGATGATGATGCAACAGGCACCCCCTCGAGGACTTCTTTACTAAGGAAATACGATGTCACTTTTAGACTTTGGATACCGTGGTACGTTAGCAAGTGATGATCCCTTCATGCTTGCACTTCAAATGCAACAAATGCAGGGGGGAGATCCTCGACAAGGTTTTGCATCCCAAGCACCTTATGAAAGACCCAATCCTATGATGGTCACGGTTGCAAATCCAGAGGTCACAAATGTTGCCACACCTGTGGCAAGCCAACAGGAAACACCTCAAGCAGATCCCTTGGCAGAATACCGATCTGTGATGAGCCGAGAACCAGGATTCTTCCAGGAAAATGCACCTTTGATCCTTGGTCTTCTTGGCGGAGTCTCTGGACTTTTAGAAGCCACAGGTCCATCAAGGGTTCCAATCTCCGGGGGCCAAGTCTTTGCCAGAGGCTTGCAGTCAGGTCTTGGGGGGTACATGGGGGGCCTGAAGTTTCAGCAGGGAGTAGAATCGGCACGGCAACAAGAAGCAGCCAACATCCTCAATGCTTTAGGCAAAGAGCAGAACATTCAAGCAGCCTTAGATCGGAGGCAGGCAAACAATCAATTAAGATCAGCAATCCCTCAGATGATTCAGGACGTGAGTGGATTGGAAGGATTGACTGGCAGAGACAAACTCAGGATCTCACTTGCAGATCGGATGAGCCAAGCAAGTCCTGAGGCTTCAATTAAAATTTTAGATGAGATTGCATCAAGATCCGACCAGTTCCAATTCTTAGTTCTTGGAAATGGTAAGGTTGCCAAGATTAATAAGGTTGATGGAACTATTGAGATCACATCAGGAGATGGTGCAGGTAGCGTGATGAATATAGGGACAATGCCCTATGAAGATGCGCCCGTAAAAAGTGAACAGGAAAGAGCCTTGTTTTACTTGCAACAAGCACCAAGAGATTCACAAAATTATCGATTAGCTTATGAGATTTATTCTCAGCCTAAATTTAGCACCTCAGGGGCAATTCTAACACCCAACATGACTGCCTTAGGGTTCTTGCCTCCAATAGCTCAAGGAACAGATCAAACCCCTTCATTGATAGATCCAGATCAAACAACTCAAACCCAAGCAGCACCAGGGACTAAGATACAAAAATCTGATCTTGGTACTGCCACAGTTACCAAAGTAGTAAATTTAAAACCAATACCAAAGAGTGAAAACTCAAAGGTTAGGGATGTAAGTGCAACAATAAACGCAGCAAAAAAAGCACTCAAACTTTTGGATGAAAGCCAGGGAGCAAGAGATGCAGTCGGATTCTTTGATCAGTTTAAGACAGTTGAGGGGCCAAAGTTCATGCAACAAATGGGACTTAAACTTGACAAAGACGGCAGGGAATTACTGGCAGAGATAAATGATATTCAAAGTTTAACTCTCTTAGAAAGATCCGGGGCAGCCGTAACAGTTCCAGAATTTCAAAGAGCCAGACCTTTTCTTCCTGAAAGAGGTGATGGAGAAGAGACTTTGAAAACTAAATTAGAAAGATTAATTGGAGTGTATGAGTTTGAACTTGGGTTGATTAGAGATCAATACAACCCTGATACTGGATACCAAGCATTCCCAGAAGATTTAGGCAAACCTAAGTGGTTGAGTTCTGAACAATTAGGTTCTGATCTTTCTGTTGAAGACATAAAAGAAAAATACGGAGTTGAATAATGGCCTCAAAAACCTCTGTTGATTTTGTTGCCACCCAGATTGCCAAGATGGCAGAAAAGGGTGCCTCTGAGGCAGAGATTGACATCTATCTGACCAGCAAGGGTTTCAGTTCAAGGGACCAGTACCTGAAGAGACTCAAAAAATTTCGCGAGCGGAAAGAGCAGGCAGGTGACATCGATGTGGATTTTGGATTCTTTGACTCGGTTCTCCAAGGCCTCACTCTGGGATTCTCTGATGAGATTGGTTCTGCGATAGCAGCAGGAGGAGTCTCTGGTCCTGAGTATGAGAGGCAGATGGCAGCCCGTAAGTTTGCCCGTGAGGATTTTGAGGAAGAGAACCCAGGCATGGCATTGACAGGGGAGATCCTTGGTGGACTGGCCCCTGGTCTTCTTACCGGAGGAGCAGGTCTAGCATTGGCAGGAGGCAAGACGGCTCTCAGGCAAGGAGGAAAGATGGGCCTAGGCAGACTTTTAGGAACTGAGGCAGCAGTGGGTGCAGGCACCGGAGCAGTAGCAGGAGCAGGAACTGCGGATCCTGGTGAGCGAGGAGCAGGTGCAGGATTAGGTGCAGGCCTTGGTGCAGGTTTAGGGGTTGCCCTTCCTGCCATAGGTGCAGGAGTCAAGGGTGCAGTCGGAGGTGCAAGAAGAGGCCTGGGCATGATGACCAGAAACGAGGCTGAAGAGGCTGCAAAAAGTAAACTGAGTGGTGCCCTTGCACGGGATCAGGTGACTCCTCAAGAGATTATCGAGCAGATTCCTGAGGGGCCAGGATTCGGACCCATAAATGAGTCTGTGGCCGATCTTGCAGGAGAGAATGTTTTGGGAGTGGCAAGAGCCTCCCAGGCGATTCCCGGAAGATCCAAGGACATGGGCAGAGAGGCCCTGGTTGAAAGAGCAGAGGGTCAATATGATCGAGTCTCAGACTATCTTCTCCAGGCCACAGGAAGGCCCAAGGAGGACGTTTTCGAGGTGGTGGATGAGATAGTTGCAAGAAGAGAAGCAGAGGCCTCTCCCTTGTTTGAGGAGGCTTTTGAGATGGGGACTGTAAATAATGCCAGGATCAGTGAGATTCTGGAAAAACCCTACTTTTCTCAAGCAGCAAAAGGCAAAGCTCAAACCATTGCCAAACTCCAAGACGTGGATCTGGAAACTGCTGGACCTCTGCAAGAGATTTTAGGCAAGGACAAAATATCTTCTCCGATATCTTTTGAAACCTTGCACTTCATCAAGATGTCCATCGATGACAAGATCGGGGATGCAGTTCCAGGTTCAGGAATCGGCAGAACAGAAAGACGAAAACTAATTCAGTCTAAAAATGAATTTGTGGATATCTTGAAAGAGATCAATCCAGCCTATGGCAAGGCCCTGGATGTCTATGCCGGGGAATCTGCTCTGCTGGATGCAATCGAGTCAGGCAGAAACTTCTGGAAGAAAGATCCGAGACTGACCGAAAGGGAGATTGCCAAACTCACCAAGTCAGAGAAAGACATGTTTCTGGCAGGAGCTTTGGACTCCATTAGATCCTTGATGGACCGGGCAGCCGATAGCAGGGATCTGGTTAAAGTGATCTTTGGGAATCGACAGTTCAGAGACAAGATTAAGGCAGTAGTTAAGGATGAGGATGCCTTTGAAAGATTAAAGTTCCAGATGGAACGTGAGGCCAATGCCAAAAGAACCCAGGACGTGGTTCTTGGAGGATCCCCCACGGCAAGAATTCAGGCAGAGATGACCGACCTGAATGAGGCACCTTCCATCCTTGCGGATCTGCTTCTGCCTACCCAGGAAAGTTTGACCCAGAGGGTGGCAAGGAGAACAGTCCAGCCAGTAGCCAGAAAGGCCCAGGAATTAACTCAGGGCCGGGTGACTGATGCCATGGCCCCCATGCTCTTCGACATGAGGCCTGAGGCCCAGAGAAGGACCATGAGGGAACTGATTGATTTTCAAAATCAGATGCAGGACAGACTCGGCAGGGGCCGAGGTCGCATGATTTATGGGGCAGGGGTTTCAGGTGCCCTGCCTGGTTTACTTATGACAAACCCTAATTGAAAGGAACAACATGCCCGGAACTCATTACAAGTATAAAAAGCCAAAGCGCAAAAAGAAGTAATGGCAGAACTGACCAAACGGCAGAAGGACACACTTAAAAAGCATTCATTCCATCACACTAAAAAACACATGGCAGAAATGCGGAAACTGATGAGAGGGGGCAAGACCTTTACTCAGGCCCACAGGAGTGCCATGAAGAAAGTTGGAAAATGAAGAAAAAGAAACCTGGACTCTATGCATAATGCACAGGATTCCAGTCCTGATTTTTTCTCACCAAGAAGGTGGGCACACAAAACGAAGTGGTGATATGCCTCCAAAAACAAGACTTCAAGGGTTACTTTTTCAAGATCAGGAACCAATAACTCCAGAGGAAGCAGCAGCAGGTCTTTTGGCACGGGTGCCTATCATCGGACCAATGCTAGGGGAAACAGTTTCTCCTCCTCAACTAAATCAGGGATCCACTTTATTTGATCCACAGACTGGTCTTCGTACCATACCCCTGCAGGCACAGGAAATCTTTCAGCTATTGAAAAGAGGGGGGCCGAAGGAGTCGTTTATTGATTACACCAGGAGAACCCAGGAGGGTGTGCCTTCAGAATTCTTTGACTTGTCACAGGCTCAACCTGCACTTTTAGATCCACCACAAGTCCAAAGATATTCTCCAACGGCAAAGGCCGACATAGGACGTGCAACTGACTTGATGTCAAACCGCAGGGTAACCAATCAGGCTAAAAAGTTTGCCCAGCAGGGTGTGGAAATGATGCCTGAACGATGGTATGCAACAAGTCCACTCTTTCAAATTTATGTTGAGGAACTAGGTCCTGAAAAAGGAGAAGAAAAATTTATCAGGGACATCAACATTGTTGCTGGGACTTCTCCGAGAAGCAAAATTCCATCAAACATAAGGACCGCAAGCCTTTATCAGTATATGGCAGAACAAGGCATGGAACTGCCAGAAAAAACAAGAAAACTGGATGAAGGATATTCAGTTGACGAAATTTTTCCACCCAAAGGATATGGATCTATTGCTCAAGGGACTCACCTGGGGAACGTCAAAAAAATTCTAAGTGGTCAGGGAATGGACCCAATCAAAAATCCAAAACCTGTTTCCTTTGCAGCAAATCTTTTAGGCAACGAAAGTGTCATCACTGCTGACACTCATTACATGCGGATGCTTGGAATGCTTTCTCAAGATCCAAGATTTTTAGCGACTCAGGTCAAAATTCCTGAGACAAATGCAAAAGGAGAAATTATTTACAAGGATGATGGGAAACCAAAAACAAAAACCATCAACCCCAAACAAATGTTTGAGGATGGTGAATTGACTATCAAACAGGCATTGAAAAAACCAACCTATTGGGAATCAGCACCGAAGCATACTGAATATGAGGCACTTGAAAAGGTTGGATTGAAACTGGCCAAACAGTTAGGCATGACCCCAGCACAATTCCAAGAAGCAGTTTGGGTTGGAGCTGGAGGCCTGACTGGATTGCAGAGTCCACCAGAACCCTTCCTGAGAACTCTGGAGAATCGAGTCAAGTATACTGCTGAACAGTTTGGGGCAGACCCTGAGATGGTCCTCAGACAATACATCCGGGGCGAGATTCCACTGGCTCAGATGCAGGATATGCAAGAGCAATATGGTGGATTATTAAGTTGATTCCAGGAACAAATCCAGCAAACGAAGTGGTGAGATGAATACAAGGATCAGGACTCAGGGCCTTTTACTCCCAGAAGAAAATCAAATCACCCCTGTAGATGCAGTTGCAGGATTGTTGTCCAGGGTGCCTGTTATTGGTCCGATGCTTGGTGAAATGGCATCTCCTCCGAGATTGAATGAAGGATCTACTCTGGAGGGCCTTATTATGGGGCCAGAAAGGACAAAAAACTTTCAGAGTTGGTTTGGTAGTTCAAAAGCAGTTCACAGTGATGGAGTGCCTATGACTTTGTTTCACGGCACCACTCATGACTTTGATGAGTTCAATCCAGACATCGGTGAAAAAGAAAGTTATTTTGGAAGTGCAATCTATCTTTCTGACAATCCTGATGATGCCTCAGTCAATTATGGAGCCAAGGGGCCTGACCTGATAGGAAGGATTGAGAGAAGGGCAGAGGATCTTCAATATGAGTTGGATGATTCTGGTGAGGAATTGGGTGAAGAGGCAGCAATGGTAAGAGCCAAAAGTGAACTAATGGGACCAGCAGAGAGAGTGATCCCCATGAATGCCTCAATCAAAAATCCTATTTATTTGAGCAAAGACCCTGAGACACCGAAGCAATATATTAACTTTAGGGAAATGTTTGAAGTGGATGAAATACCACAGGAAGAGGACTTTGATAATGAAGATGAATTTTATGAAGCACAAGATCAGTGGTATCAGGAGTCTGCCGATCAGATGCTTGAAGGTGTGAATGATAAGATGAGAGCAGCCTTCTACCGAAGTAGTGATGAAGCAAATTACAAATGGGCAGATTTTAGTGAAAGTGTAATGCAACCATTGTTCGATGAAATTTCTGGAAATAATGGTGAAATCACACCAGAGCAGATTAATTTTATTGTCAGACGATATTCATCCGATGCAAATCACTTCACACCAGGGGAGACTTTAAAAGAATTTTTTAAGGAACTGGGCTATGATGGGGTGATTATGGATGCAGGAACTTACTTCCCAAACATGGACTATATCGAGGACACAAAGCACTTTATTCTTTTCGATCCCACAGATGTCAAAGGGACGTTTAACAGGGGGACATACGACCCTGACAACCCTGACTTTCTATCCTCCAGACCCAGCCTCAACACTGGTTTACTAGGTTGATTCCAGGAACAAATCCGGGAACATCCCCTTCTGATTTCTAGTTTTCCTGATTGTTTACAATGACTTGAGGAGTTGACCCTTGTCCTTGGCAAGGTTGCGCTCTACCAACTGAGCTATTCTCGCTTAGGGGTCAAACTACTGATATGATTGAACTTATCAATATCAGAGTAAAAGTCATTATATCAGGAACATCCGGGAACATCAAGGATTTGCTCAAGGTTTCAGGAACATTTCAGGAACACGATTTCAAGCCACACCGGCAGCCTCTGCCAGTTCTCTTAAAACCAGGTCCTTAGAAGACAACACTTTTTCCTTTAACCCATTCTCAAACAATAATTTAGTCACGGAAATAATTGTATTATCCATTGCAGTAGAATTTTTAAATTTAATTTTCACAATTGATGTTTGATCTTTTTTACTTATAACTCTGCTAAAACATCTACCATCAAAACTTTCAATGATTTCATCTATTGAATCACTTAAAGAGATATATTTGTCAAAATTGCCTTCTACTACTTGAAAATGAATTTCCTTTCTTACCATAATTATTCTCCTGAATAAGCTTCTCTTATAAGATCCTTTAACGTACGTATCTCAGCATTTAATTTTTTGATTTCCTCACGATCTGACCGACCTGTGAAGATATAATGAACGTCAAGGCCTCCAGAAATAAATGCCTTGATTGCTGAACCTGATATGGCTGCATTGCCTGACAGGATTTTTTGAATATATGTTCGACTGATATTGAATTTTTCACCCAGTTCTGTGTTGTTCATTTGCAACATAGAAATGGTCTCTCTAAGTCTATAATAAACCTCTGGTGCATCCAGAAGTCGTTCCTTGTTTATATTTTCCATAAACGGGGGTGGTAATGAAATTATATTTTTCTTGCAGTACATCAACGTCCAATCGATTACTGCGTTTAATTTAAAATTTAAGCCGATCTTTGAGTTTTTATCGCAGTGGTGACGGGCCAGTAGGTCACTGCGTTGGGGTGCATTAACTATTATCATTAAAATCTCCTATTGCGATGGTTCCGTTTAACATTAAAGCGTATATTTTGTTATCAATTCCTGCTTTGTTATTAATTCCAGTTCTACCCAATGCAGTAGCAGTAGATTTTCGGATGTTACCAGCCCAGAGGATTTCTTTTTTAGATTTCCCTCGCTCAAGGATTTGATTTTGGTTCATGTCAACCTTTCTAGTTCAATTATTGATTTAAAAAAATAACTTGTTTATAGGTTCACCACTCGCAACTTCTTATCCAAAGCAGATGCGGTGATTTTGTTGTGATCCTTCGCCAAATGTGCATAGCACTGAACTGATTTAAGATCAGCATGGCCAAGGTGATTGGCAATCTCCATCAATGAGAATCCCTCTGATGCCAGTAGACTGGCGCAAGTATGTCTCAAGCAATGCCAGGAGAAACCAGGCTTGTCTATGCCTGCCCTTCTGAGTGCATTCTTGAGTGAGTCATTAAGATCCCCGTATGCCTTCCAGGTTCTTGAATTGATAAATACAAGGTCATTGCCCAAGACCCTAACCTTTGAACGATTACGGAGGATCTGAAGAGCCTGAGGGCCAAGATTGACTGCATGGTTGTCTCCTGCCTTCCGTTCCATTAATCGCACAATTCCCTCACCTAAGTCAACATCTTTCCACGTTAACGTAAAAAGTTCCGAAGATCGGCACCCGGTGAACAAAGCAAGAAGCACGGCATCATGCAAATCCTTTGTTTCTGAATCTTTAAGAGCAGGAATTAATCTTTCAATCTCTTCCTGTGTCAAATAGATCACCTTTGGAGTGGTAGGGAACCAGTGTGCCTTCTTAAATGGGTTGTTCCAATGGGTGGCATAACGATGGGTCTCAATGGCCCAGGTGTAAACTCTGGAGAGTGCAACCTGTCTGGCATTCAAGGTGGCATTTTTGAGGCCTTCATTCTTCCATGACTTGGTGATCTCATTGATCTTAAACTGGTCCAGTTTGTCTGCCTGCATGTCTCCGATGAGGGACACCCAGAGTTTCTGCCAACCTGGGACACTAGACTTTTTGTTGATCTTCAGGGTCGGCATGTGGTCTTTTTGCCAATGATCCACAATGTATTTCACTGTAATCCCATGAGAAGGATTGCCGAGTGCCTCAGTAACCTCCTTTTCCTTTTCCTGCATCAGGGCATCCAGTAGATTTAGCCTTGCCTCCCTTACTGGTGCAGGCTCTCTCTTATATGAGTAAACCCCTCCTGTGACTCGGTTCACAGTGTTCTCCGTCAGACCCCTCACCTCAAGATCCTGGTAGGAAATCAACTTCGGACGTTTCTCTGGGTGCCCCGGAACTGTGATCCGGAGTTCGACGATCTGCCGTCGATTGTTGAAATTCAACGTGCTTTTAACCTGGTCCATAAATCTCCTAAAAAAAATTGTTGACAAGCATAAACACGTTAATGTACTAATATTTATTGTTAAGCGAACATATGTCGTTGTTAACGTGTTAACATAAGAATATGATGTTTATGAAAAATGACAAGCAAATAATTTCAGTAAGTGAAGCTGCAAGGCTCATGGAGATATCAGAGTCGAAGTTCAGGCGAAACCATTTGACCAGAATCGAGCATAGTGTCATGCCCAGTGGCCATTATGCCTTTCTCAAAAAGGACGTGGAGCAATATGCAAGAACTCAGCAGTAATGTAGCGCAGGCCATGAACCGACTGGCCGATGAGATCCATGCACTCCGCATGGAGTTGGCCCCCTCCCTCAGAAAGACCGAGGCACTCCAGGATCAGGAGGCATCTCGGAAACTTCGATTGATCAACCTTAAAAAGAAGGCAGCAGGATGACTGATTTTAATATCACAGGAACAGTCTTACATGTGGGAAGCACCCAGGTGATCTCTGAGAAATTCCGGAAAAGGAATTTGGAACTGGAGACTGGAGAACCTGAATACCCCCAGATCAATGAGTTTCAATTTACTCAGGACCGAGTTTCCCTGCTTGATGAAATTCTTGAGGGTGATGTGGTTAAGGTTGGTTTCTATCTCAAAGGAAGAGAATGGGTTCCCACTGATGGAAGGCAAAGAAGAGTCTTTAATGAATTAAACGGGGCATTTGTGGAAGTGATCTCTAATGCCACCCCTGTGGAGCATGGCAAGGTCTACCAGTCCCCATCAGGACCAACCATGGAAGTGGATAAAGTTCAGGAGAAACCAAGAGTAGCAGGAGCACCTGCTGATGAAATCCCATTTTGAAACCCGGCCAAAGATCGCAAATCAACCGACCGGGTAAAGGACAAGAAATATGATTCTAAGAAGAAAAAAAAGGATTGTCAAAAGACATACTTTCCAGACCTATCGCAGGCAGAAAGCACTGAATTATTCCAAGTTAAAAAAGTGGGAGGAGGCACCGATCAAGGCGGAGCAGGAGGATCAAGATTCCCCTGCCTATGCCTTTGGACGTGGTGCCCATGCCCTGGTCTTAGAAGGCCATGACAAGTTTACCAAAGGTTTTGAGGTCTTGGACGTGAGTTCAAGGAACACCAAGGCCTATAAGGAGGCAGTTCAGGAAACTGACAAGACCATCCTGCTCAGGCCTGAAGCAGAAAAAATTCAGGGGATGAGGGATGTTGTCAAGGCCCACAAGAAAGCAAAGTCTCTCCTGATGGAAGGCCATCGAGAATGTTCCGCATACTGGTCCGAGCAGTTTGGTGAGGACTGGCTTGCGATGAAGATCCGCATGGATGTTTTCCAACCTGGAAGAAAAATCTTTGTGGATCTCAAGACCACAACGGATGCCTCCCCAAAGGCCTTTCCCAAGGACGTGGCCAAATATGGATACGGCAAGCAGATGGCCTTCTACCAGAGAGGACTGAAGGAGATCACCGGAGAATGGTTTGCCCCAATAATTGTAGCCATCGAGAAGGAACCTCCTCACTTGATCGGAATCTATTCCTTGGATGCAGATTCACTTCAGCATTGCCGGGATTGGGTCCAGGACAAACTGGAGAAATATCACTCTTGGCTGAAGCAACCAAAGCATGAGAGGCGCATGGGATATGATACCCGGATCTTCGAGGTCCGACTTCCTCAGTGGGCATTCTATGAGTGAACTGATCAGCATCCTCTGCCCGACCAGGGGCAGGCCTGAGTTCATGGAGAGATTGGTTCA